CCGATTTCTTTGTTTTGTGGCATGTTAATATCGCTTCCACCTAGATTTCTCGCCTACTGGCTCTTCTAGGAATTTGGATTCTTGAATAGGTTGTGTCTCGGGTAAACTCCTCGCTCGGATCGCCGGGATGATTTCTGTGATAACCCAAACCAAAGCATCCAGTCGGTTCGGCGACCATTTGGAAACCCCCGGAACCCAGGTGCAGAGCTCGTCTTCCAGATCGGGGAATTCGCCCACATGATGAATTCTACCTTGTTCGTACAATGCCGCAACTGGCTCTGCCCGAACTGCTTTGCCTCTTGTGGCGTGGACATCTTTGTAAGATACTAGCTCACCGCCTTCAAGCCTGCGGATGGTATTCTCCACCATATCCCCGCCGTAGTTCTTTTCTCCTACGATCCGGTCGGCTTCATTATGGTGGTATGCCGTGAGAACCTCCGAGCCCCATTTGGCAGGCGAAGCCTTGAGGCTCCTGTCCTCTATGATATATCCATCTCCGTCTTTTCCCAAAGCACCAACGATGATCCCGCACTCGGTTGCACCGCCAGGAGGATCAACCCCTACAATAACACGAACTAGAGCAGGGTGCGAAGTGACACGATGGTCCTCGATCATCTCCTGCCGGCGCCATAGTGCCATTGGGTCGTCTTCGATGTCCTCGGCAAGGATCTCGGCGCGGTAAGCGATTGTCGTCATATCTAATGTGATTTCGTCTAATGCCTCTTGACTCAAATGGGGATTATCGTGACTACTAAAAACAAAGGTTTCCCAGCGTCCAGATTGATCTTCTTTTGCTTTCTTAAATAATTCCTTAGAATGATGTTTGCCGCGCTTTTGCGTATAAATAAAAGTTGTATTTCCATCTGTATCTAACATCATCGGAGCTCCAACCAAACTCCAAGCGTCTTCATCCATCTGCTGATATTCATCAAGTATTAATTCATCAGCGTAATCGCCTCTCAATGAATCTGCATTCCACGCAGTTTTTGCTCTAATGCGCTGCTCCGTACCGGGAAGTTCAATGATATGTTTGGTTTCATTCTTATAGTAAATACCTGCTTCAATTGGTTCTTTTAGTGCAATCTTACACTCAAACCAAAATCGATCAACTTGTTCTTGGGTGGGTACAGCATAGAGAATTCGATGGCCATCGAGAAAATCATCAACGGCTTTAATGGATGCGCCTGTTGTTTTGCCACTTCGTCTTCCAGCACGCACAATCTTGCGCTTGGCCTTGCTCTCAATAAATGCGCGCTGTTTTTCATGTGGAGTTTTGAGACGAACGACCAATTCCATCTCTTATCACTTTGATGATTACTGGACCTTCCTCGGCACCTACAACAGCATGTCTGCTAATCCGTTCGCCAACTTCAGATGCAATATCATCTAATGTCCTTCGGAATTGTTCAATAAGTGCCGAATTAAAACGAACGATGTCAACTCGCTCGGCAAATTCCCCGCCACCGATCTGCTTGACATCTGGTAGCCATCTTTTGTCTTCGGTTTGTATCTCTTCCAGTAAAAGTTCGGCCAATTCGATTAGATCCTTAACACGCTTGGGCCAATAAGCATAGCTTGATTCAATCGCCCTTTCTTTAATGGCCTCAAACTGTGCTTGAGCTATTTCATGTTCTCTCTGTGCAATACGATCCTGCCAATGGTGCTTTGTAGACCAAGTAGCTATCGTCTCAAACCTTTTTGTTGGCGGTTTATCTTTGGTTCGTTGACAGTATTCTTCATGTAATGCACGAAGAGACCGACCTGGTCCCATATTGAAATAATCTTCAAAAGCTTGCTTCGCTTTATTCGTTTCACGCATTTTAGTTGAATTTAGCCACGGTGATACTTTACCACAAAACGTCTTTGCGATGCAATTTAGTGCTTGACATGACTATAAACCTATTATATAATTACTTATGAGGAGAGTGACAAGATGACATTCCAACAATTACGCGAAAATCAGGAAGAACTGCTCGAAAGCTACCGGGCTCCGCTCTTGGCAAAGATCCGCAAACTAACCAAGGCGAACGATGATCTGCAGACGGAGAACAACCAGCTCAGAGCAGTTTTATATCAAGTCGGCAAAGATTACGGGATCGAGGATCTTGCCGATTATGTGTTTGTGGAGGGTTGAGATGTCTAACACATCCGAAAATGACTATGTTCCGCAGGTGCGTATAAAGTTTACTTGCCCGCATTGCGGTCTTGAACAACACAGATATTTACCGCTCAAGAGTTATTCAGATACACATTTAACAACATGTGATCACGAAAGTGGAGGATGCGAGAAATTAGTTGCCATCCATCTTGTTCCGCGGTTTGATGTATTTACATATATTTTGACCGAGAAAAATTGGGAAAATATAAAGGAGAATAACGATGACTGATGAATTTGCGATCATGCCAGTTATGGACATTCAACTGGCAGTCAATCGCCGTGATACTTTGGTGGAATTTGTCAAAGGGATCATGGTTGAAGGAACTGATTATGGCATCATCCCCGGAACAGATAAGCCTACATTGCTAAAACCGGGAGCCGAAAAACTGACCACCTTCTTTGGCCTTTCACCAAAGTTTGAGGTCTTAGAAAAAAATCTTGATTGGAACGGCGACAATCATCACGGAGAACCATTCTTCTATTTTCAATATGGATGCTTACTGTATCGTGGCGAAATGCTTGTTGGTCATGGCGTAGGTTCCTGCAACTCATGGGAAAAGAAATACCGCTTCAGGACCGCCAATCCAGTATGTCCCGAATGTGGACAGGAAGCCATCATCAAAGGCAAGGAAGAATACGGTGGTGGTTGGCTGTGTTGGCATAAAAAGGGCGGGTGCGGCAAAAAATGGTCGGACGGTGCTGAAGAGATCGAAGGTCAAGATCGAGGCATGATCAAGAACGAAAATCCGCAAGACCTTGTAAACACCATCGATAAGATGGCACAGAAACGATCTCTGATAGCTGCAACCTTGATCGCTGTCAATGCTTCAGAATTCTTCACGCAAGATTTAGAAGACATGGAAATTGGAACAGTGATCACGCCCGAACAACCAAAACAAGAAAAAGAAACGTCAATATCTGCTCCTAGATTGAAGAACCAATGGGAACAAAAAATCATCGACAAGATCATGGATCTCCAACTGGTGCAGGCCCGACCTCATGCCGTGAACATCCTCAATCAATCGCCGTTCATTGACGTGCCCTATGGCGATCTGGACATGACCGAGGCGATCGGTTACGTGGTGCTCCGATCGCAGTTGAAAGAGGAGTTTCCTGACATTGCATCGGATGAGCGCGCGAAGGTCGCCAATGCAGCATGGGAGCGGGGGGATAATGAAGAGGCCATCGCCAAGGCGATTGACATGTTAGGAGAACAGTCATGAAAAAAGAAATAACAAAACTTCTTGATGATTTGGCAGAGATCCGAGCTGAACTTGTCCTTGTCCAACAAGAGCAAGAGCGAATGATCGATGAGGTTATGCCAAATGAGGTCAAACAAAAAGTTCAATCTATCCGAGATGAGTTTGGAGATAAGATCGAAATCGCATCTTCAAAAACCACCGCACTTGAACAAAAGATCAAGGATATGACTATTGAGCTTGGCGAAACGGTGGATGGTGAATTTCTTAAGGCTGTCTTCAATAATGGCCGAATCACGTGGGACAATAAAGCCCTTGATGGTTATGCCAAAGCACATCCTGAGCTTCTGGAGTTCCGTAAAGAGGGTAAACCTTATGTCTCAATCAGATAAGATCGAGAAGTTCATCAAAACAATAAAAGAAACACTCGATAAGTGGGAGCCAGAACTCAAGGAGTGTCGGGACGCATTAATTGATCCACCAATAAGCCCACCAAATGTTCCGTATAGAATGGTGGTCGAGCTAGACTTTCTTTTATTTGAGGCAATGAGATATATGGAGAAACAGCATGAAACCAATCAACAAAGTGCTTGAGATCAACCAGCTACTCAACGACCCATTCCGGGCCTACCCGCAGCTTTCTAAGAACGAAAGGATTGTGGGTAGGCTCGCAATCCAGGGCTACTCCAATATCGAGATCGCAGAAGAAACCAGTATCCCGCACGGGACCGTTATCCTTTATATGACCAATGTGTGCCGAGCTGTTGGTTGTTCAAAAAGCGAACTGGTCCGCAAGGTGTTCTTGAAAGAGCTCAAGGCGATCTTAGATGACCCTGCAAAGTAAGCCGATTGTGTCCCTGGCCGAGATCCGCAATGAAGGCCGTGTGAGATGGGCTCTGATATGGAACCCTACCGCATTGCATTTTATGAGGAGACATCTGATGACCGATCAAGAGGAGCTCACAAACGAGATGATCCGAATGTTCTATGAAAAGCCCGAGTTCGATAATTGTGAACTGTGTGGGCGATATGACAAGCTGGTGAAGGGTGAGAAGTGGTGCTATCTGTGCCAGGAAGCGTTGGGCGAGGAGACCGACGATGAAACTGAGTGAGCGAAATGAATACTGTAAAGTGATCTTACGTTATCCCCTTTTGGGCGGGACATCAGCCGACCCATTGCCAGATCAAGAAATAGATGTAACAGATGAAGTTGCCCAACTCGAAGCTGAGATTGAGAGGTTGCGGAAAGTTGAGAAGGTGTGCAATTGGCTGTTTGAAAAGAAAGAAGATGGATATACCTTGAAATACATACTCGTTGAGGGCGAGGGTGATAAATGGCATATTCCCGAGACGATTGGATTAGCATTGGCTGATGCCCTCAAAGCAGGAGATTGTGATGGCTAAAACACTTGAACAATGGAAATGGGAAAGGTTGGCCGATCCAGATTTTGCGAGGGAATATGTTGCCCAACTCGAAGCCGAGAATGAGAGGTTGAGGGAAGGATGGTCAAAATTCAAGCGGTGGGCAGAAAATAAAGCGATGTATGAAAATTCATCTATGAAAGATGAGCAATACGAAGAATGGTTAGCACAGGAAAGAAAAGAAGCAGAAGAATACTTGACGCCCTCAAAGCAGGAGATGACGATGAGTAAGATACAAGCATCGAGCAGTGGCTTTGTTGGCGATGTCGAGTTGTGTGATGCTAAACGGCGTATAGCACGACTTAAAGCCGAGAAAGAAAGGTTGCTAGAGATAGAGAGAATTGCCTGGTTGGTTTATGATAGTGTAGATCCGGATTTGGTTTGTGAGCTTGGGAAAGCTCTCAAGGCAGGAGTAGATGATGTGGCTGGATGAGATTGAGGAAGCATCTGATTCGCCAATAATAGAATTATTGATTCAGCGAAAACGCATGGCCCGTGTGTTGAGGGAGTTGGCGGAATTGGCTAAATGGGCGAAAAAAGCACGGGAAGTCTATGAGATAGTTGGATTGAATAAAGTTGAAATGACGGCCTGGATTGAATTATTCAATGCACTCAATAATATGTCCGACGATGCGAAGGAGCTGTTACGATAATTTACGTTATCGAAAGCATAAAATGTGGAAATCGGGATTAGTTGAGTGGATCGAGGACGAAACGGCATATATTTCTGTTGTGTTCTCTTGGCAAAAACAAGAAGCATATCAGAAATGTGTTTGGTATAAGTCGTTAGGTTATAAGGTAATGGTGGGTGGTCCCGCTGTATCTTATGATCCCACCTTCTTTGATGATGTTGCAGAAGTCGGAGATTTTTATAGGGATGCAATTAAACTACATAATCCACAAGCGACTTTCACGAGTCGTGGTTGTATTCGTAATTGCTCATTTTGTATTGTTCCTAGCATAGAGGGTAATCTTTATGAATTAGAGAATTGGCCGATTCGACCAATCATTTGTGACAATAATCTATTAGCAACAAGTTTCAATCACTTTGATTCAGTTATTGATAAACTCAAGCCATTAAAAGGAATTGATTTTAATCAGGGTTTAGATGCTAGACTTCTTACCATTCATCATGCTGATCGGTTACGAGAATTAGATACTAAGTGTATTAGATTGGCATGGGACCATTCAAGGCTAGAAAAACAATTTATGAAAGCCTTTGAGATTTTGACCGCATCGGGCTTTTCAACATGGCATATTAGAGTTTATGTTTTGATTGGATATAACGATGATCCTGAAGATGCCCGATACCGACTAGAAACGATAAAGGGCTTGAAAGCATGGCCGAATCCAATGCGATACCAACCCATTGATTCATTACAAAAGAATTCATATGTAAATGGGAAATGGACCGACCAAGAACTAAAGAATTATATGCGCTATTGGAGTAGGCAAAACTGGTTGTGGAAGGTTCCGTTTGAAGAATACTTAGGATAAAGTCAATTATCGAAACCAAAAAGGAGGAACGATGGCTTTATCGTGTTTTACTGATGATTATGATACTTGGATTGCCGAATCGTTGGACGATCTAAAAAAATTGTTAGTTGAAGAACACAGTATTTTAAGCGAGATTGATTTTGAAAAAGACACCGAATGGCGACAGATTCCTGATGATGAAGTGATCAAGATAATTCGTGATCAGTATTTGCCGGAAGAGGATTGGATAATTGATGAGAAAACCGCGGCAGAATGGGTTGAGCATAATGGCCGAGGCTTTCTTTGTTCAACAGAATGGTGAAGTTAACACCACATATCATAACAGGGGAGTTATTGAGATGAACCACTTGAATGAAGACTGCCCGCTTGCTCCTGCACGAGGATGTTTATATGGCATTTTGTTCAGTTTGCCATTATGGATTTTTATTGGATTGTTGGCTGGCCAATTCACGTGACAACTCAGCACCCGCTGAGGCCATTCCCCCTACAAGTACAGGCTTGACGGATGGCTGGCCCCTTCACAAGGAGGAGTTATGTATAAAACTATTTGGAAGTTTGAAATACCAATCCAAGATCAGTTCCAGATCCAAATGCCTGAGGGCGCAGAAATATTGGATGTGCAAATGCAATTTGGTCATCCTGTGCTCTGGGCGTTAGTTATTGCAGGAAATCCTCCAGAATATCGAACATTTCAAATCAAAGGAACGGGCCACATTATTACTGATTTATCAAAAAAAGATTATATAAGTACTTTTCAACAATATGACGGCCAACTGATTTGGCATTTATTTGAGATTTGTTGAAGGGAGTTGGTCAATCCAAACGAAAGGAGCCCTGGAGAGATGTCGTGTGAGGCCAACTCCCTAGCTATTATCTAAGGAGAGTGACATGGATATATGGACTAGAAATATGTCAGCATTTATGAGAGGTGAAGCTGCAAGAATAGCAGGAGATCCGCTCATGGTTTTTGATTGGAATAAGGCTGCCAAACTAATAAAAGACAATAAACCTTTCACTGCTTCAGCAGGCTTGGCGGGCGATTGGGACTGTACAGGCGGCGAAATATATCGAGATGGAAAGCCTATTCCTCAAGACGAAACTTATGTTTATCTTGCTTCCATCTGGGCTACACCAGAATTAGAGATGGATGGACTTCGTCAGGATTGCTACATTATGGAAGAGGATTTGCCCGCAGAATGGGAAGAGGATCCTGCTTATATTTATTGGCCCAAATCGGCATTAGATATTCTTAATGACCGACCTTGACACCATCCCGGCAATCAGCCACGGTCCCACTTGCACTAAGATTGAGAATGTGCTAGAGTCTTGATATGGACACAAGCGCGACTTTGACTATTAATCATGGTGCCTACTACTTAGGTGGGCGCGGCCCAAAGCTCCTAGTCGTGCTTCGTGTCCACCGCGACCACCTAAATAGTGGGCATCAGCTATTTAATCATGAATGAACTTGCCACTCGCAAAAATATAATCCCGGCCCTATCAGTTGGTCCCTTCGTTGTAACGCGCACGGGACTTATATTAGATCGTGTTCCCGAGTGGGAAGAATGGCAGGCGTTTTTTAATGGGATGCACAACATAGGTGACGCGGTTCAATGGAACATTGGCGATGCTCTTTGTCAAATAGAAACGCAATACGGCGATAAAGGAACACAACTCTTATCGGCCTTTCCTGATTATGAATATTCAACTTTAAACAAATATAGGTGGGTCGCAGAAAATGTTAAATTTGTTCTACGTAGAATAAATTTGAAATGGTCACATCACGAACAAGTAGCCGCGCTTGAACCAGAAGAACAACAAAAGTGGTTGGAAAAAGCAGAACGCAAAGAATGGTCTGTCAGAGAACTTAGACAGGCGATTAATGGGGCAGCAGGTGATAGCAGAAGGGCTTGGCTTAGAGTCTATCAAGTTTGGGGGTTTGCGTTTCGCGATGAACGTTTTGGCATGGAACACCCCGGCAATATACCAGCACAAGTTTTAATGAACCTCAATTATTACTATACTGACCCAGGCGATCTTGTTGTAGATCTATTTGCGGGCGGAGGTGTCACAATAGACGTCTGTAATAGTGATGATTTAGATTTTGGCAGTCGAGAATGTCTTGCCTATGATATTGATCCGATCAGAAGTGATATTCAAAAAAGAGATATTGTCAAACAAGGATTACCAAACTTCAAAAAAGCAAAAATGATCTTTCTTGATCCCCCATATTGGAAACAAAAAAAAGGCGAATATAACGATCATGAAACCAATCTTGCTAATATGTCACTTGATCGTTTTCATGATGAGCTCACAAAGATAATAATTGAATGTCAAGAGAAAACAGAATATACAGCACTCATTATCGGCCCAACCCAAGAAAACTGGGGCATTATTGATCACGCTGCAGAAATCATTTACCGCATTGGTCCACCGTGGCATAGAATACAAGTGCCTTATTCAACACAACAACACGGTGGTGAATATGTTTCTAAAGCCAAGGCCAATAAAAAGTGGCTTTATCTAGCAAGAGATTTAATGATATGGAAGATGTAATCGATAGATTTAAAACATCAGAAATAGCCGAAAGATTAGTATTTCAGTGGTTCTTAGACAAAGGCTATTCAATAAGATTGCTCAGGGCAATCCCTCAATGGGTGCGATCAAATATGCGCTTTAATTATGATAATGATATAGCTTTAATCAAGCATTTTCCAGATGCCGAACTTACATCCCCAATATCAGGAAATCATTTGCTTCAAATCAAAGCAGCACCTAATGGTTCCAATTATCCTACATTAACCATTGAACAAGCATCTTTGATCGCATGTAAAAGATTGTCAGAAATCGGTGTTCCAGTAATACTGTGGTGGATTACAGATAATGGTAGTTTTTGGAACTATGCCAAAGAAATAACTCCGATAAAGCCTAAACCCAAAAGACATGAATTAAAAGGTTCACAAACACCTATGTTTTTAGTCCCCAAGAAACAACTAAAAGAAGAAGTTGAATTATCTTTATGTCCAATAATTGAATAGAAGTATTTCGCGGTTTGGCACCGCGCAACAAGAGCCAGCAATCATAGTAAACTGGTCAAGCAGGCATTAGCCGGGCGACGTGGTTGACTTCGGTCAGGATCAGCGGGTAGGGTAGCGGTAATCCCGCCACGGGCAGCAAAGCCGCAGGGAAGGAACCCTCAATGGCTCCGGGTGAAACCATCCCCCCTGATCTTCCTATCTTGCTATGGGGGTTAGGGGGGAAGTTTGCCTAATTTTCCAAATGAAACCGCTAAGGAATTAAAAACATGAACTTAGATCAAACACCCTGGATACAAACACTAATCACAATAAGAAACACCTATTACAAAAGAACCATGTATAAAGCTTCAGGTGAGTTTAATAAGTTCTGGCAACCCACAGAATACGGTGGACGTAAAGACGGGAAGTTCACGGTGATTTGTGAGTCCGAAGACCAGCGTGATTGGCTTGAAGATCGCGGTAAGGCGATTGCGGAAAAGACGTTGGTTGGCGTTTTGGGCGAACAGGTTGAAGTGGAGTTTGTGTGTGGAGGAGCAAAGCGATGACCACCATCTACCATGAACAGGGATTTGATGAAGATAAGTATTTTGGGGTTCAAGTTGTTTGCCCCGACTGTGAAGGGCAGGGTTATGTTGTTCAAACCAGATATGTCACCAAAGACATGGCTACCGACGCCTGTGCTCCAGAAATGGAAGGTATGCCAATACCCGACCAAATAAAATGTTGGAAGTGCAATGGTGATGGCTGGATTGTTTCCACTCAAATCACAAAAGACGATGACGAAATCCCATATTAAACACCGCGCCCGCCAGGAGCTCAAGCGGATCCGCAGGCAGGAACTGGGAATGAGCATTGCGGAATTCGCCGAGTTGCTGAATGTGTCATGGTATACGGTGCAAGCATGGGAGGGCGGACAGCGGAACGTTATCGCGCCGACGATGCTGAGCCTGTGGTGGAATGGAAATCTGGAGGCCTCAAGGATCGCCGGCAAGATTTTCCAGAAGGCGTTTGAAGGATGGCCCTAGACGAATGGATCACCGTCGCCTGCTTCCTGTTCCCGATCGTGCTGGTGGTTTATTTGCTGGTGAAGGAAAGAAGATGAACGAAGCTGATTTGATAAAAGCAATTATGGTGCGTTGGCCGATGACGGTCAGACAGCCACGGTATGTGACCGCAGTTCAAGTGCATAATGGCGCCGGATTTGGATACAGCCGCAAACTTGATGCCATTGTATTTGATACATGGCCAAGCAAAGGATTGAGATTGCATGGCCTAGAGATCAAGACATCGAGGGGAGATTTGCGGAGGGAGTTACAAGATACGCGAAAATTCGCTGAGTTTGAACCGCACCTGGATTTATTCTCAATTGTCGCTCCAAAGGGTATTGTTGATCTTAAAATATTGCCGCCAAAATGGGGATTGTATATACCAGATGGCGAAGGATTGCGAGCCCGAAGAAAACCATTATCTTTACATTCTGATAAGCGAGCTGAGATGTCAAGGTCCATAGCCGCGGCATTTGTCAGAGCATTAGTAGATAGGTCTTTATCCCGCGAAGCACAAGATGCTGAGTATCAACGTGGGTTTGAAATCGGAAAAAAAGAAGGCGAAAGGATTAGCTTAGAAGCAAAGCGACATGTAGATGAGCTGGAACGCGCAATCAGCGAATTTCAAGAAGCCAGTGGTGTGCAAATCTTAACATGGAATGCAAACAAAATTGGCGAAGCGGTAAAGACAATTATGGATGGTGGCATTATGAAGCGCATTCGATTTGCACCCGATATTCGAGATATTGGAATGCGTTTAATAGCACTCGCCGATGAACTGGATTATTTGAAAGATAAATTTAGTGAACCGTGACGATCTTCGGTTACTGCTAGAAGAACTAAAGATTACATCTTGCGAGAAAATCAGCGATTTGCAATGGATGTTAGCCACAATGATTTTTGCTGGGAGTAATAATATGGATGTGTTAGAAAAGCTCACAAATTTTCATCAACAAGTATCTCAATTAAACAACGATGAATTAGCTAAAAAACTTTTGGATGAAATATGGGCAGATTTATTGTTAGGAACAATTGAAGAAGCACTTGTATTTGAGGCAATTGAAAGATTACGAAATAAACTTTGTGATTGTGGAAATACCGCAACACATTGGATTGAAGAACTAAACGAATGGTTATGTACAGATTGCCGAGATGTTTGGCGTTCTGAAAAAATACAAGAAGAATATGAATCGCGATGATTTACGCTTATTGCTCCTGAACGACCCAAGACGCAAGGGCAGCTTTGGAGGGCATCAATTTGATTGTGAAGGGGTTGATTATCTTTGGCATACCTGCAAAGGACCGCTTGCAATCAATGAAGTTCTCATTCCGAGAAACGTATTCCAGAAGTTGCCCAATGAGCTACAGGATTATTTTTATAACAAACACAACTGCTCGCTGAATTGCAGATTATTCCACGCTAATGCCGGTCATTCGAGAGAATTCAGGATCTGGTTCCGTGAACGCATGGACCGGATATATGATGAAACGATGGTGCAGCTATGGATCGATCAAGCACCGCTGAAGTTGAAACGAACGAAATAGTTTGGCAAGCCTGTCAGGAAGGCAAGTACCAGCATCGTTTCCGTGAGATCGACAAGCCCTTCAAGATGCAGGGCAAGCTGATCCAGTGGGTATCGATCTGTGGCCGGGCTTATTGCTATGACCCACCGATCGTGGATGAACGGCTGAAGAGATGCAAATATTGTGAGGAGAGAAATGACACACAGGCATGAGTGGATACTTACAGAGGATGGAATTGAAACCCATCAACTGCCATATTGTAGAGAATGTGAAAGGCCGATGGACGAAGGAGAGATTTTGCGCCGCCTCAACGATTACGAGAGACTGAAGAAAGCCACAGATTTATTAAGTGCTGAGGATGCGGTAAGAATGGCCCGAACGATGAATAACCATTTGGGATTCCATGCATTAACTAAAGATGAGCTTCTATTATTAACTTACGCCAAAACACTGAGGGGTGAATGATGGGCTATAACCCCACCGCCTACAAACCATGTCCCAACTGCGGGGATCAAATGATTAGAACTCGGTACATTTGTGGAAAGTGTGCGGAGCGTTACCCAAAGCCCGAAGCACCGGCATTGCATCCCGAGCTGTTGCAATATGAACGCACCCACCATAAACAATGCGAAAATTGCGAGGTCGAATGGTTGTGCAGGATCTGGGTGTTCTACCTCGGCCTTTGGGCTCTGTG